AAATAAAAAGAAAAAAAACAAAAAAAAATAAAAATAAAGATAAAAATAGAAAAACCAAAAAGAATGGTAAAAAAGAAAAATTTACAACACAATTAACTGTAGATAATTGTAATCGTATTTTAATTAAAAAAGATAAAGATTGTAATTGTTTTGATAGAAATAACTATCCTACACAATTTCATAATGATTGTATGACGATTAAACACGGTAAACAATGTGAAGACTATAATAAATGTAAGAGTAAGTTCATGAAATACATGTCGGGTAGTGAACCGGAATATGATCCTTCGCGTTGGGAAGATCCAGTTATAGAAAGTTCACATAATTGTTATGCGTATTTCTTAGATGATCATATTCCTACTATCAAAAAAAAATGTGAAGGTTATTGTCCAAAATTTACAAAGAAAAATGGAAAAAAGGTATGTGTTAAAAAACCATCAAAATGTGATGATTTGAAACCACAACCAGGAGATTTTGCAGTTGAAAACGGATTATTAGCTTCAAATAAGTATGTGTATGATTGTGATACTATTGTAAATAAAGTTTTTCTTGATAATAAAGATAAGTTTACGAAGCGTAATAAAATCTTTAAAACTAATTTTGAAGATAAATGTCCTCCAAACTATTATAAAGGTGCTGTTGTAGTTCACCCTGATAAAACATATCATTTCTATCGTCAAGATAAAAACGCAAGATGGTCTCATAAACAAGGAACATTGAAAGTTGAAAACGAAGACGCAAGTAATCAATCAATTTGGGCTCCTCATTTAGCTGATAGAGACTATAAAAAAAATAAAAAAGATGGTTTAAATTATACTAATTTTTGTTCGTATTTATGTGTTCCAACTAATATGCATGCAAAAACTAATGCTTCATAATTTTGTTTTCTTTTATTTTCTTTTCTATATTAAATTTTTGCAATCTTTTCTGCACAAACTAATGGAAGTTGTTCTTTGAGTAGTTTACGTTGATTTGTTTTATGATCATACGTACAAATATGGTCTTCCGGTTGCATATGACTAATACAGAATCTTTGTTCGCATTTACATGTAAATACCATTAATCCTAGTTTTTTATTACAGACTGGACATCTAGGTTTCTTTTGTTTTACTGCTTTGGGCATTTGTTTGGTTTCAGTCATTTTAATGAATTCCTATAGTATTATACTATAGATATAGTTTCAAACCATTGTTCAATTTTTATATCAACTTCTACAAGTTCTTTATCTTTTAATGTACTACGAGCAATAGCTTCTGCACTAATTTCATTAGGATGATAGTGATTTGACGTTAATCCTATTATATCATGCCAGTTTGATAAGTCTGTAATTGGTATAATACCATCCGTATTATCAGTTTGAACCGACCATAATGAATGTGTTTTATTGGGTATAATTGGAATAGCTACATTGTCTATATCACTTAAACTTCTAGGGTTATTTCTCCATAAAGAACCTAACACATAGTATTGTCCATCGTTATCCATATATATCCATTCAAAATCCATACCATCTGGATTTGTTCTCAAGATTTTTTTTAACCATCTTTTCGTTTTTCCATCAAATTTAACTTTCTCAAAATTTAACATTTTATAAAGAGGAGCAAAAATTTCAGGTTCTTTTCTTTGCCATACATGAACCTTTTCATGAATTATAATATGACCCAAATCGTAATATATTTTAGATGTCGTTTGTGTTTTGTTATTATTCACTAATGTAGTTAAATAGTTTTCTGGAAGAAAAATTATATCATTATGTGTATGAGGAAATCCATTTTCAACACGTGAAGAAACTTTTACAAATTTCCATGGCGTAGACATAATTTTTCTTTGAAATCCAAATACACATTTTTTTGCTAATTGTGCATAATTTATCATATCTAAAACAACACCTTTTTCATCGAGAGTCCATTCTTTAATTAAATCACAATTTTGAATTGTATTTCCTTTCACCTTACGGTCAAATTCGTTCATTTCTGTAAAATATGGAATTTTACGCTTTAATTCTTTACAACCTTCTTGTTTATTTAAAAATCTTACATCTAATTTTATTTTAGAAACACAACCGGTTAAAATAGTTGATATTGTATAAGGATCATCACCTGCTTTATATAAGTATCCGAAACGTTCATAACGATTATTACGTAATATAATTAGTAATAAAATAAACAAAAAATAAATTATGTAGTTCATATTTCTATAATATGATTAGATATATAATACACCACCGTGACCACCAATAACACGAAATATATTATAATTTACAGCGTAGATTAATAATTTTTTATTTCCAGTATAACCTTCTAGATTTGCCGCATTTCCTGATAAAGTTACATTCATTTGTTTTTGATTGAATAATGAAAAATTACACGTTCCAGATGGATCAAGATTGAGCGGGTTTAATGCAAAAGAATATATACCAATTCTATCTAAATCAGGCATTCTTCCTTTACAGAATCGTTTTGGAAGAGTTCTTGTATAATAATCTAGGGATAATCGTTCTGTTGTAACGTCACTATCTAACATAAGACGCAAAGAACCCGTGTCATCATTATAACATCCATCATTTCCATAAAACGAATTTGGAACAAGTGAACGAAAATAACATGGTCCAATACCTTTAGTACCACCACTTGGTTCTTCCTGAACTACAAATGTAAAGTATTTTACAGGATGCATAATAGATCTTAAATCTACTACACGTTCATCTGTTTGTGTATTACCTGTTGTAAAGGAAGGGATTGCCGTATCACCATTAATTTGTAATTGTTCAATTAAATACATATGTGTTCCATTTTTAAATCGCGTTAATTCATCAAACGATAAATTGTATGTTTCTGCGTATAATTTAATACTGCTTAATTCAAGTGAATTTACATCACCTTTTAAATTATCTAATGATTCTAATTGAATATCAATACGGACTGGATCGCCACCTCGTTGTAAAGCACACATTGGAAGAGCTAATCCAGGATTATTGTTGAAAAAGAAACGTAATGGAATCCTTATTTTTTTCTCATATGCTCCAATATCATAAGAACCATGTGCGTTTACCATTAATGATTTATAATCAATTTGTTGCATTTTCCAAGTTCCCCCTGAAGAATCTCCATTAGCGATTATAACTGGTCCACCTTTTGTTCCAGATAATTTTACAGTAGTAATTGTAGGAACCTCAACAACATAATATATACCATTTTGATTATATCCATTTGCTCCGGTTCCGGCAGATATCATTTTTACTTTATCGCCAACACTTAATCCATGTTCTACAGCACCACCGACTGTTTCCCATATATTTGAACCAGAAATATGATCTGCTAAATCAAAAGTCCAAGTTATAGAATTTGTGCTAGATGTAATATTACTAGCACTTAATCCTCCAAATACTAGAGGATAATCTCCTTGAATTCTATCATCAAGAGACCATGTATCTATGGGTGTAATTTGATCACATGTATATTTGTCTTGTGTATGATCCATATTATATATTGTTTTACGACCGCCTCCTAGTCCGGAACCTGAACTATGAGAACCAATTTCACTAAAGTTATTATTAGATTCATGTAATTCTTTATAAATTTGTAACCATTGACCAGTATGGGTATCAATAGTTCTACCACCAATTTTAAAGGTTACAGTTTTAATACAAGAATTTCCAAAATGATTTACCGTATATTGATTTACTGCATTACTCGTTCCTTTTACTACTAATTCTATATACATTTCACCTAATAAATGATGGTCATGCTTAATTGTTGCACTATATAATACGCCAAAATTAGTTGTATCCGGAGTCTTATCAAAATTAATTTGTTTATATTGTTTGAAATAACGAGTATGTCTCCTAAAAACCTTTTTAAAATGTGAAATTTCTGGATTACCAGTTAAGTATACATCTTGCTCTCCAATTTTTTTTATCGTATGAAATCCTGGATCTGCCATTGTTAATTATAAAATCTATTTAGAGAATATTCTTTAACTATAAACTAAAAGGAAAATTATTGCAATGAAAGAAGAAATCAAACAACAATGGATAGAATTAGGAGATATTCACGCAACTATACGTCATAAAATTATAAAATGGATTCAGGCACATCCATATAAAATAAAATATGTAGACATCACTAGTTTTGTTTACAAAACAATTCAAGAAATGGAATGTTCTATAGCATTTCCCTGTGGAATATCTAAGAATGATATTGCCGCACATGATACTTCTTTTACTATGGATGAAAGAACATTTGATAAAACAAAAGATATAGTAAAGATTGATTGGGGTATTCATCGTGAAGGACGTATTATTGATTCAGCATTTACATGGATTCCTAGTATGTGTAATAAAAATGAAAATATTAAAAAATTAAGTGATAAAGAAGAATGTGCAAGAAAATTAACTAGAGAGATTATGTTTACAATGCTAAATAGTATTAAGATTGATGCTTTAACTTATGAAGTAGCTGAAAAGGCACAAGAAATTATTGATTCTTATGAAGATGTAACGTGTTTAAAAAATCTAGCAGGACACCAAATTGGACCATGGAAAATTCATGGAGAATATTTTATACCCTTTTCTACAAACGCGAACGCTTTTTTTAGTGATAGTCCTAGATTTAGAGAAGATGATATATGTGCAATTGAAGTATTTTCAGTTGCTGATAAAGATCCATCAATTCATATACTAAAGTTAGAAGATACAAATCATTTTATTTGGAAGAAAAATGTTCCACTTATTACTAGATTATTACCGGATACAAAAAAAATTAGGAATGATATAGTTCGAAATCAAGATTTTAGATTACCTTGGACATTTCAATTTCAAAATAATGAATATACTAGATATAAGGAGAAGGAGATTACAACCGATTTATTTTTAAATGATTGTATTGAAGCTTATCCGCCAATTATAACACCAACAGGTGCTACTACATTTCAATATGAAGATACAATTATTATTAATGAAACACCTATTAATTTAACTAATGTTATTAAAGATCCTATATTTAATTAATTATTTGTATTTAAATTATATGTAATCATCGGTGTTTTTAGTATTACGTTCAATATATACATTATCCGTATTATTGTATTTTAAATTATAATCATCACTAACATATTCAATTATTTCTTGTATTGATGCACGTTCTTTGGGATCGGGTGATAACATATTTAAAAACATATCTAAGTATGGATTACCATTTTTGAACGTATATGTATCTAGTTTATATTTATAAATAAGTAAAAACACTTTATGTAAATAACTAGTAGTTGTTTCATTTTTAAAATTACTATAATGAAATATGCGCGTTTCTTTATGATCAGTAAATAATCCTAGAAACATGACTGCAATTAAAAAAACCATAGCAGATTCAGTAGTTAGTGTTTCTTTAGAAGTATCTTTATATTCAAAAGGAACGTAAGATACTATTCCATATTCTTTATTTAAGATTGTAATACTTCCAATATCACCAATCTTCATCATAAATTCAGAGTTTTCTACACATTTGTATAGAATATTTTGTAATTTAATATCTAAATATCCAACATCTTTTTCTACTAAACAATTAAACATACGTAACACTTCTAAAATAAATGCTTCATATTGTTCAGGTTGTAGAGTTTTTCTTAATTTAGTTAAATCACCATCATATGTATTCATAATAAGAATATTTTTGAATCCTACCATATTTTGTAAGGGTATTCCATCAATTAATCTACAATGTATATTATAATCTTTTAATAACATAATATTATTATATTCATCATTAAATGCTGTATCTTTAAAAAATAGTTTAGCTACAAATGTTTGTTTAGTTGTATTTGATTTTAACAAAACAACCTTACCATAACTACCTCTACTTAACTCAGTTGTTTTTTCTAAATTATATAAATGTTGTTTATTATTTTCATCTATATATAACATTGTTTTACTATCATAACGTTTAACCCTATCAAGATTTACAATATGTGATGTAGGGGGTAATACAGAGCATAATTTAATATTTTTAATCGTTTTTTTAGTACTGTTATTTTTTTGTTTTAATTTATTTTGTTTTTTTGTATTATTTATTTTCATATTTGTTTATTTAATAATAAGAATATTTTTTAATCTCTTTAATCATTAAATAGGAATGTTCTGGTTTTTACCACTAATAGCTCTTTATGTTCCACCAATTGCGATGCTTATTGCATTTATTGTATATTTTTGGAAAATATTAGTAGCCGTTTTCTCAATTATTCCACCTATTATGGAAATGGCCGCATTATTATTTTTAAATCCAACAAAATTAATGAATGATATTATAACTGGCGTTACAATTGGTATTACGATGTTAATTCAAAAGGTTATGGATATTTTAAATCCAAATATTCTAAAAGATAAAAAAATAACGACCTCTAATGTTAATAAAGGTGATAAGTATAACTGTTACTCTACGTCTTTTATGAATTTAGTGTTATTGATTATTTGTCCACCCTTTGCTATTTTTCAAGCACATGGATTTGTATTTCATGAAATCTTTTTATGTACGTTGTTAACTGTATATGGTTATTATTTTCCAGGATTGTTATACGCTATTATTATTACTAGTAAAAATATTAAAATGAGCAGTAAATCTCGTTGTAACTAGAGATATCTAGAAAAATATTGCTTTACATTAAGAGATAAAAAAGAAATATGGCAGCAGCTGCATTTGTTTTGTTACCTGGTTTTATTGCGATGGCTGCAATGTTTGCATTATTTGGAAATATTTTAATTAAAATTCTTGATATTTTTACAGGATTATTTCCAATTATTCCATTATTATTTGATCCTCCTAGATTGGCTAATGAAATTATCACTGGAGTAACAGTTGGATTAGTTATGATAATTCAGAAAGTTAGCGATTTTTTTAATCCAAATATATTAACTTCTAAAGATTCCATGATTAGAGGTGATATGAATAACCAACAAGAGGACTGTAAAAATAAAATATGTTACAGGACAAATATTATAAATTTACTCTTTTTAATTATTTGTCCACCTTTTGCTATTTTTCAAGCGCATGGATTTGTATTTCATGAAGTCTTTTTATGTACATTGTTAACAGTATATGGTTATTATTTTCCTGGACTTATCTATGCGATTATAACAACAGGATTATTAAGTAAACGATAATTCAAAAAGAATAATCTAGATTAATTATAAGAGATAGCAGGATGCACGGTGGTTTTATGTTGCCTGATATGGTTACTTTATTACCTACAATTGCTCCATTAGTTATGTTTTCAGCTTTTTTTGCAATTGTATGGGATTTATTTGGACCTTTATTTAACTTTATAATTCGTATATTCGAAATAGTTCCACTTTTATTCAATCCGACCGAGTTAGCAAATGAAATTATTACAGGTGTAATGATAGGTATTACAATGTTATTTGAAAAGATATCAGGATTGTTTAATCCAGCAATATTATCTAACGAAATAAATACTGATATAAATAGCAAAAGTTCAGCATTTTCAAGAGCAAATAAAAATTGTTATTCAGCATCTTTTATGAATTTGATATTATTGATTATTTGTCCACCCTTTGCTATTTTTCAAGCACACGGATTTGTATTTCATGAAATCTTTTTATGTACATTGTTAACAGTATATGGTTATTATTTTCCAGGATTATTATACGCTATTATTATTACTGAAAGAAGAATGAAATCATCCGGAAAGTCTACGTGTAAATAATATATTTGTAAAAAAAATTTTCAAGGTTCATTATAAGTAGAATAAGATGAATGGTCAAGAGTGTAACGATACAAATGATTGTAAAAATGGAGCAGTTTGTACCATGACTTATGCTGATGAAAATAAAACAACACCATTAGGTAGATTTTGTAGAGATGGAAAAGAACCTGAAGATAAAATAATAACGTGTAGAGTAAATAGCGATTGTCCAGAAGGCGATTGTAAAGTAATTAGAGATCGTAGTAATAGATTTATAGGTAGACAATGTACGCGCATGGATGGTTCATCTGTTAGAGAATGTGATGTTAAAGATAAAATGAATAGTATTGATGGTGATAAATATCAAAATATGACGAAGACAGATATATTACGAATCGATAGTATGGTAGAAGATGCTAAAGGTGGACCGGTTGCACGTATGATTGCTGAAATTATTACGCTTGTATTTGCTGTTATTGATAAAGCTATATTTATTGCACGAAATGTATTTTGGGGCGTATTTACAGCAATTGGAGGTCCTCTTTTACAAGTTAAAGGGGATTTAAGTGTATTAATGTTAGATATAATTACTGAACGTGAATATCCAAATGATAATCCAGAAAAGTTAAAAAAATGTAAAGAGACTAATTCATGTTCTAGATGTTATTCATTATGGTTATTGCGTAATATATTTACAATCTTAATTCCACCTTATGGGGTTATGATGACCACGGGTATATATGGAACAGAACCATTAAGAAAAATATTTATTTCATGCATTTTAACGGGTATGTTCTACTTTCCCGGTTTAGTTTATTCATTAATTATTGTAAATAGCAATAAACTTGCTGAAGAAGAACGAAAATTAACAAAATGTAAAAATGAAAGAAAAGTAATTAACAATACATATTCTATTGAGAAAGTTCAACAACTTGCACGTGATGTAAAAGATCCAAATAAACCAGTTACGTCTTTATTTAGTTAATCAATAAAAAGAAATAGTAATTAATTTCTACCTTTATTGTAAGATAAGATAAGATGAGTTGTGACGCTGTAAATTTTGCTGAACAAACGCTTTTTGATAAAATTATGTATGGTGGATTAGGTTATGGAACAATATGTCTTCCAAAAGATCTTCCAGATTATCTCTATATGATTGCATTTCCTCCGTTATATGCTTTTATTCATCAAAAACGACGTGATTTTAAAAACATAAACAGAATTATTATATGCTTTATTTTAACCTGTTTTATGTATTTCCCTGGACTAATTTATGCTATGAAATTGCATGTTGAAGAGTAAGTATTTTTTTATATTTTAATAATCTTTGATTACGACAAAGAGAATGTATTTTAATGATACGCGAACCTATTATGATTTTAAAGACAGAACATTTTCAGGATATTTAAAAACAGAAGTTGTAAAAGAATGTAAAAAAAAAATTTTAGATTGTCGTCCAGAAACAGCAATATTTTTGGCATTTGAATTGATGGCATGTGGTGAAACAAAACGTGTATTTTCTATTATTGAATGGATTTATACTAAAAAAATAGGAATTTTAAACCCTATATTTCCATTTCGTTATTTTAGACGGTTTAAACAATATTTATTACTTCGTAAAAATGTATTAGAAACAAATGGTCAATTTACAAAAAAGGGATATAAAAAAACGGATATTGAAAAAATGACTGATTTAACACTTCGTAATTCTATTTCATTACGAAACCATATAGCTGAACTCATTACAATTTGTTGTGATTCTCGTAAAGAAACGATAAAAGGAGTATCAAAATGCAAAGTTGAAGAATTTCAATCAAATGTTGTGCGTCAAAAAATACGATCAAAAGACCGTGATTTTGTATCACATTTTATTCGTACAGGAGATTCACCTGAGATTCGTATGGCAATGAATGAAATTGCATGGGCTATTACTGAAAAGAAAACCGAACATTTCAAATATTGGTTGGGTTGGTTATTTCAATGGGAGACTATGTTATTAAAAAATGGAATTAAATTAAATTGTGCTCCAAGAAATCATATTCATAATACCATTGATGCTAAAGATATGGTTTGGCTTATTTGGGAAATTTTATTGGATTTTGCGTCAAAAATGGATACTAAGATTTATCAAAATATATCATCTTTATTTGCATTGTATAAATACGAATGGACAACTACAAAAAAGAAAGGTAGATTATGTTATATGTTAATCGTTTTTGATTATTTAACACAATTATATTCTATTCATAAACCAATTACATCAGATACAAGTCGGTATATTAAAAATTCAGCATATTATTTACCAATTATAGAACAGATGAAAAAGAAAGAAATTATAGAAGAGAAATCGTCATTATTTAAAATCGAAGAAATTAAAAAGAGAGAAGAAATAATTACAAAAGAAGAAATACCTCTTTCAGAAAAACAGCGTGAAAAACGTAGAAAAAAAATAGAATTAAAAAAGAGTGAAGCAAAACTGCTTACCGTTCATAAACTAGATAGTCAATTATCGCGTTAAAAATAGTGTTTATCCATTTAATTAATATATTTTAAAATAAAATATATAAACTAATCTTTTTGATAAGTAATTTCATATTTAAATATGTAAACGAAATATTATTTTCTATCAATATTTTATAAATATCTATTATGAAAAGTGGATTTAGTCGCACGCCTACTCGTAACTTTACAGGTATTAGTAAAAATCGTGTTAAAAAATTACAAGAGCAGTTTGAACCAAAAAGGAC